GTTTCCCAGTCACGATCATCAAAAGACAATATTGTAGTTACAGGTCATACAAGATTAAAAGCAGCTCTAAAATTAGATTTAAAAGAAGTTCCAGTTATTAAATTAGAGGACATGACAGAAGACCAAGTAAAAGCGTTCAGATTAGCAGACAATAAAACTGCCGAGTACGCAAAGTGGGATCTTGAAGCATTGGCTCTGGAACTGGAAGAAATCGAAATGGACATGGGAGTCTTCGAGTTTGATGTATCCACAATTAAGGTGGAAAAACTAGAAGAGGACAACTTCGACATAAGTCCCCCCAAAGTTCCAACAAGTAAATATGGAGAAATCTACCAATTAGGAAAACACAAACTAATGTGTGGAGACTCAACAAAAGAAGAAGATGTAAAACTATTAATGGCTGGAGAGTTAGCTGACTTATTGTTAACGGATCCACCTTATAATGTAGACTATAGTGGAACAGCTGGAAAAATTATCAACGATAATATGGAAGGCTCAGAGTTCCAGGAGTTCCTATCAGCATTATTTATAACAGCAGATAGCGTACTAAAACCTGGTGGTTCATTCTACGTATGGCACGCAGATAGTGAAAGGTTTAACTTCCTTGTAGCTTGCAACAGAGCAGGATGGCAAATCCGACAAGCACTAATATGGTATAAGAGCTCACTAGTACTAGGAAGACAAGACTATCAATGGATACATGAACCATGCCTATATGGATGGAAGAGCGGAGCAGGTCACTACTTTATAGATGATCGAACATTTACAACAGTCTTCAGAGATGAACCATTAAACATCGATAAGATGAAAGTGAAGGAATTAAGAGCGACACTTCGAAAATTACATGAGGAAATGAGAGCCACAGTAATAGAAGAAGACAAACCGCTAAGAAATAAGGACCATCCTACTACGAAACCAATCAAACTTATAGGGCGATTGATTGCAAATTCAAGTAGGTTAAATGAGTTAGTACTTGATATCTGTGGAGGAAGCGGCTCAACGCTGATCACAGCAGACCAAATGGACCGTAGATGCAACATGATGGAACTTGATCCCAAGTACTGCGATGTAATAATAAAAAGATACGAAGAGCTCACAGGAAACCAAGCAGTGAGAATCAGAGAGGGAGAACCAAATGAAATTATTTAGTACCGAACAAATAAGCAAATACCATCCAGATAAGATGGCAGACCAGATAAGTGATGCGATTTTAACTGCATGCTTAAAAGGAGATCCAGACTCAAGAGTCGCATGTGAAACGATGGTAAAAAACAGAACAGTAGTCCTGGCAGGAGAAATAACGACACAGGCCAAAATTGACATATTTAAAACAGTCCAAAAAGTGGCTAAAAAACTAGACTATAAGATAGATGAAGTCATCAATCTGCTAGATAAACAGTCGCTAGAAATAGCATCCGCAGTTGATAATCCACTAGATGAAAACGATCTAGGTGCAGGAGACCAAGGAATGATGTTCGGATATGCAACAAGAGAAACCGAAAGCATGTTACCTTATGGATTTGATTTAGCAAACAGAATCATCAAAGCAATCGAAGAAAATAAAGACAACCTGCAAGAAGCCTCAGTATTTAGAGGAGATGCAAAAACAATGGTAACAGTAGACCTTCATAAACCAGCTGGTCCAGAATCACTACACACAATCTTAATAAGTGCGTGTCATGTTAAAAACTTATCCCTGCAAAACTTAAAAAGTGAGTTGCTAAGAGCAATGCGAGATGCAGGACTCCCTGAATTTGAAGAAGGTGTAAAAAAACACTTCAAGTTAATAGTGAATCCAGCAGGCCCATGGACAATCGGTGGACCTACAGCAGATAGTGGATTAACAGGAAGAAAGATAGTCTGCGACCAATATGGAGGATACACACCAGTAGGTGGTGGAGCGTTTAGTGGAAAGGATCCATCCAAGGTGGATCGTTCAGCATCATATGCAGCACGAAAACTAGCTGTCGATTTACTAAAAGAACACTCAATATTAAAATGGGTAGAAGTCCAGATAGCATATGCCATCGGACAACCACTCCCAATTTCAATAAATGTAAAAACAAACAAACCAGATATAGATCACTTATTAAACGCTGGAATTGATTATATGGCTTTCACACCAGCAGCAATAATAAGTAGATTAAACTTAAAACATCTCGACTACGAAAAACTAGCTGAGGGATGTCATTATAATGGGTGCTTCAGGTAGAAAGCCGCTCCCTGCGACTTTAATCGATCCTGGCAAACATAAGAAATCACAGAAAGACATACGTAAAAGAAAAGCAGTGGAAAAATCACTAAGAGGAAAGCCAAAACTATGGTGTCCTAGTTATTTATCCGCAGATGCAAAAAAAGAATTTAAGAGGCTTATGAGAATTTATAAGTCTCTTGAAGTTAATATCTTGTCAGACCTAGACATAACAGCCCTGGCCATGTATTGTGAAGCAACAGCAATATGGAAAGAAGCCCAGGGAGAGTGGGCAAAATACAGAAAAATCATCGCAGGAAATCCAGATCAGCAGAAGTACCTGGATAAAATCGTCAAGACCATGTCGGACCAAACTAAGATTATAAACAACCTAGCTGAATTATTATGTATAACACCAGTAGGCAGAGCAAAGATGGGAATAATGGCAGTTAAAAAACAACAAGGTCCATCAAAACTAGAACGATTAATGAGTGATGATGATTAATGAATTATGTGCAGCTTTATATAGACAAGATTAAAAGCGGAGAAATAGTAGTACCCAGAACAGTCAAAAAATGGTACCTCAATCATATAGAACCAATCCTGAAGGATGAAGATCCGAAATATTGGTTTCATGAAAAAAGAGGAGAGAAGTTCATAATCTTTACTGAAAACTTTTGTAAAATGCCGAGAGGTGGAAAGAAGTGGAGAGGAAAGTACTTCGAATTAATGTTATTTCAAAAAGCCAAGTATCAGGCTATATTTGGAATCTTAGAACGAGAAACAAATATACGAAGATTTACTGAGAGCTTCGATGTAAGAGGACGTAAGAACGGAAAATCCACCGAGAACGCAGCACTAGGAAACTATATAACAATGAAAGTACCAGGTGGAGAAACATATGTAGCTGCAACAGTAGCTTCACAAGCCAGAAGGGTATGGGAAGACAGTAGATACATGGTGCAAAACGATGTAGACCTGGAGGAAATATTCGAATCCGTTGTGTTTCCAAGCCCAACAATCTCAGTACCAGAAATCGGATCCATATATAAAATTTTATCTAAGAACGTAAAAACATTTGATGGACTAAATGTATCAGCTGCAGTAATCGATGAAGTCCATGAGTTAGCTCGACAAATTTATGATATTTTAAAACAAGCAACTGCAGTACATGAAGAACCACTAATAAGTATGATCACAACTGCAGGATTTGTAAGGCTGGGATTGTTTGATGATTTATACGAGTACTCTAAAAAAGTAATTGATGGAATCATCAAGGATGAAAACTTATTCCCATTAATATACGAACTGGATGATCCCACAGAAATGGACCAAGAAGAAATGTGGTACAAAGCAAATCCAGGACTCGGTGTTATTAAGTCAATAAAGAGTTTGAGGTATAATGTAGAGAGAATGAAACATGATAAAAACTTTGCAAACACAGTAAAAGTAAAAGATTTTAACATAGTCGGAGTTGAAAATATTTCATGGATGGATGTGGAAGATTTCTACGTAACAGAATGGGATGGAAGAGATCCAGAAACAAACGAAAAAATAAATGAAAGACCAATAATATATAGTCCTGAAGAGTTAAAAAGATTTGATAATCAGATCGTACTCGGAGGGTTTGATTTATCTAGAACCCAAGATATAACAGCATTCACAACCTTATTATTTGATAAAGAAAAGAATCGTCCAATCGCAATAACGATGTATTGGATAACCGCTGCATTCTTTAAAGCACAAACTGAAGGACCAACTCCTTCGAAGGTTCCATGGAGAGCATGGGTAGATCGAGGACTTATAAGAATCAGTGGAAATGAGCTCATCGATTATCATGATGTGGCCAACTATGTAATAAGCAACTTTACGCAGCGAGGCTGGATGTATCAACATATAAACTATGACAGATACTCTGCTCAATACTTGATAGAGGAACTAGCATCACTAGGATACTCAAAAGAGCATTGCCTTATACCAACAGCCCAAGGAGCTCAAACTTTGAGTATTCCACTGCAAACATTAGAGGCACACCTTAAAACAAACACGTTGTGCTACCAGGACAACCCAGTAACAAAGTGGATGTTGTCAAATGTAGAACTACAAGAAGACAGAAATGGTAACTTAATGCCAGTCAAAGCAAGCAAAAAAAGAGAGAGAAAAATCGATGGAGTAGCAACAATTCTAAACTGCTATGTTAGTTTAACTAAACACATCGATTATTACTTATCACAGTAAGGAGGCACAACATGGGATTATTAAATAACCTATTCAAAAACAAGAAAAAACTAAACCAGCAAATAGCCAAAGGAATGAATGTATACGTCCCTTATTTCTCAGGCTCATATGATGCCGAAGCAAACACCACATATGTGTCAATATGTGAGAATAATGCCAGGCATTTATCCAAGATAAAACCGAAAGTATTTAAAGGGGAAGACTTGGCTGCATCAAAGAAATACATAAACGATGTGTTAGGTTTAAGAATGAATCCAATAACGAGTGCAACCCTAGGATGGGAACAACTCGCTAAAGATTACTTCACAGTTAATAATGCGATTGCATTTATTGAATGGGATTATACAGATTACAGAGAACCACTAAAAGCGATCTGGCCATTAGATCCAGATAAGAACAGCATGTCAGTAAGAACAGTAGGACAAGAAGTATATGTACGCTTCAGATTAAATGGAAGTGAGTATACTGTGAGCTTAGAAGATTTAATATTTATCCCAAGAAATGCAAAACCATCAACATTATTCGGACAAAGCTCCGCAGCAATAGATCAGGTATTAAAATTAATACAAACCAACTACGAAGGAATCGAACAAGCAATCAAAACAAGTGCATTTATTAGGTTCATAATACAATCAACAACACCACTAAACGATGATGTGAAAAAGCAAAAAGCAAAAGCCTTTGCAGATGCATATCTGGGATCGGATGCAACAGGTGTAGCGTACGTAGATGGAGCACAGGAAATAAAACAAATCAGCAGCGAAGCAAAATATGCAAATGCAGCTGAACAAAAGATATACACAGAACTAATATACCAATATCTCGGATCCAACGAGAAAATCCTTCGTGGAGATTTCACAGAGGACCAGTGGCAAAGTTTCTGGGAAACAGAACTAGAACCTTTTATCCTAAAACTTATGGATGAACTAAACTATAAGATTTTATCAAAAGGAGAACGCTCAGCTGGTAACAAAATAGTAATAGATACAAATAGGCTCCAAACAGCAAGCATGAAAACAAGAATCATGGTAGCTGATAGATATTTAAAACTGCCAGTAATAAAACCAAATGTAGTAACCGATTTATTGTACTTGCCTAAGAGTGAATCAGGAGATGAGGAATACACATCACTGAATTACACTGAAACAAAGAACCTAGGAGAGTACCAAGGTGTAGGTGGACCTGGAGAGGAAACACCTGCAGAACCAAAAGAAGATGATCCTGGAGGGGATCAAAACACACCTCCAGCTGAACCAAAACCAAAAGAGGAGGAATAAAATGCCAAAAGGTAAAGTACCAACTAGAGAAGAAATCTTATCGAAAATGTATCGTCATAACGATTACAGACATGAGATGCAGATAAGAATCGCTCAACCTGGAGAGGGAGAGCAAGAAACAGATGCAATGATCATAGAAGGTAGGGCGGTAACCTTCGATGAAGAAACTGTATTATTCGAATATGATGGAATTGAGTACAAGGAAATCATAGCAAAGGGAGCATTCGATAACACAGATATGTCATACGCATTCATGAAGTATAATCATTCAGATACAATCATGGCGATGGCAAGAACCAAAAACAACACCTTACAGATTGATGTAAGAGATGATGGAGTATATGTAAAAGCGGAACTAGCTGACACAACAGCAGGCCGAGATTTATATACACTTGTCAAACGTGGAGACATTGATAAGATGAGTTTTAGTTTCACTATTGAGGAGGAGTCCTACAATAAGGAATCGAGAACATGGACAGTTCGCAAAATCGATAAGTTATACGATGTTGCAGCAGTAACAGTCCCAGCTTATGAAAACACTGATTTATACGCTAGAAGATACGGTGAAGTGGAGACAAGCCGTTCGCAAGAGGTGGAGGCCGAAGCATTGGAAAGAAGTAGAACAGTGACACGAATTAGATTAAACATGGCACACCAAACTAAAACATTCCTGAAGGAGGAAAAATAATGAACGTTAAAGAATTAAGAGAAAGAGTAAAAGCCATTAACGAAAGATTAGGCGTATTAGACAAAGAATTAGATGGAGCTACAGCTGAACGCTTAGCGGCTATCGATACAGAAGTAAAAGATTTAATCAAAGAAAGAACTGAAAAAACAGCAGCAATCGCTGCAGAAACAAGACGTGCTTTTGATGGTGGAGAAGTAGTAGAAACACCAACCCAAGCTGAAGCAAGACAAAAAGTATTAGAAGAACGTGTAGCAAAATTAAAACAAAATCGTGCTATATCAATTGATGGTGCTGACTTATTAGTTAAAACGCATCAAGGAACAAACATCAATGCTACTTTTAACGAAGTATCGCACTTAGTAGATAAAGTAGGAGTTGAAAGTGTACAAGGTGGAGAATCATTCCAACAAGCATACATGAAAACATATGGTGTGGGAGGGTATACTGCAGAAGCTGCAAACTATACTAACTCAGAACCAACATGGGGATATGCAGATATCAACAAATCAAAAATCACTGCATACACTGAAATTTCTGAAGAGTTCGAAAAATTGGCTCCAAGTTATTACATGGCAGAGATTGAGAAAAACTTATCAATCTCATTAAAGAAAAAATTAGCAGTTGAAATTTTATTCGGAGATGGAACAACAAACCACTTAGTGGGAATCTTCGATGATGGAGCAACAGCTATCGATCCTTTACTAGATGCAGAAATTAGTGTAATCGATGAGAATACATTAGATGACATTATCTACGCATACGGTGGAGATGAAGACTTCTCAGCTGGTGTTTTAGTTTTATCTAAAGCAGACCTTCGTGCATTTGCAGCAGTACGTGGAACAGCAGATAAGAAAAAAGTTTATACGATTGATCGCAAAAACGAAACAATCGATGGTGTACCTTATGTAATCAA